TTAGTATTAATACCTAGACCAGTATTTAAGTCATCCATATTGCTAACAACTTTTTTTGCAGCAGGTTTCTTTTTTTTAAAAACTTTTTTAATTTTTTCTAACATATTATTCTCCTAGTAATGTTTTAAGTTTAGCTTCTTCAGATTCTTGTATACCAAGTGGTCCAGTAAGGATTGTAGACTTTCTACCTTTTCTTCTTCTTTCAATAGCGTCTTGTTCCTTTTTAATTTTTGCTTTTTCCTCTGCTGACAATTCTGCTTCGGGAGGTTCAGGCAAAGGTTGCACAGGTGGCAACGATGGCATTTTTGGTTTAAGTATTGATCCCATAATTATATAATCCTATAATCATTATCTGCTACACTTTGTGGAGCAGTTTGTCTAGTATTTAATTCTTGAAGACCAACAGCTAGATACCTCATAGCATCACAAGCGTGTGAACTCCAATCATGTACAGGTTTCGATCTGAACATTCTATTTTTGTCGATGTACTTCCTATGGTAATGTCTTAACGCATCTATCAAACTTTTGCAATGGTCTGTGTCAAACCAGCAGCGGTTGAGCAACATGGTTACTGCGTGGATTCCTTCTTCTACTGGTAGCTTCGGTACTACTTTGAACCGCACACCTAATTGGTAGGCTATCTCTCTTCTTGTTTTGCCATTACCGAACTCTTGCACATCAATATCATGTGGTGCGTAATGATCCTTGTAGATGTAGGGTTTTTCGTTAGCATCTGTATATAGTGAGGTAATCCATGACCACGTTCCTCATGGTAATCTATTACTTGTATTGATGTACCTTTTTGTTGAAAGAATATAATGCTACTGTGGTCTGCGACACCGAGATCCCAGGCAGTAGAGACAGGCAAAGTGGGATCGTAGGGAACTCTAGCTAATTGATTCTTGTCATCTAGTTTATTCATATCTTCTCCGTAGATTGCTCCTTCAATGTTTGCTATCCAATCACACTCAAATTCTTGCAGGTACTTCTTCTCACCCATAACTTCTTTTGCTTTTTCTAATTCTTCTGGATCAACAATCTTAGTATCACTTGCTTTGGCTTTGTAGTTAAACCAATCTTCAGCACCATTTGCATGTTGGTATAGATCATAGAAGTTATTATTCATTCCAGCAGGTGTACCAATAAAGACACAGTAACCTTTTCTATCTGATAATGCTGGTCTAATTATCTCTGAGAATAGTTTACCATCAATGTTTGCGTACTCATCGATGACACATCCATCTAGGTATATACCTCTTAACCCATCTGAGTTTTCTGCACCAAGTAATGTTATTCTTGAACCATTAGGTAAATCAACTCTGAGTTCTGTTTCATTAAACTTCGTTGCTGGGATCTTTGCTGTGAACTGCTTCATGTAATCCCAAGCAATAGACTTAGCTTGTTTAAAGGTTGGAGCAATATAAGCAAATCTAGGATTCTTCAGTTTACTTGTTAATGCTGATCTTATTAAATGGTTGATCATACATACTGTTTTGCCAAACCTTCTGTGGCACACGAGAACACTCCATCTGTATCTATTGATCTGTTGATGTAAATAAGATTGATGTTTTCTCGGAGTATAAGGGATCTTGATATTCATTAGTGTACCATTTTAGATTTATCTACACTAGACAATGGATTATAGTCTACACCTAATGTCATCATAACATAATCAGTAAACAGCTCTGCTGCTTTCGCATTAGGAAGACCAACAAATCTAATAATTACATTATTTGTTTTCTTATCGATATAAGCAATACAATCTAAATCTTCGGTATTAAGATAATCCATATACTACATCTAGTTAATTTAGAATCATTTTAAAGTAAAAAATAAAATATCGCATAAGGTTGAATAAATAGGTGCAGGGTTGTTTGTGGGGGTGTCTGTGTGTGGGTGTGGAAATTATCCATGTATATATATATAATAAAACGACAGCAGTTTTTAGGGGGTAGGGGGGTATAGCATTCTATAAATATAGTCAAAACTTAAAAAATATTACTAGTGATAATAATGCGATAGCACTAGTAATAATAATTATCAACTGATATAGGTCAATACTACTGACCGATAGTTATATCGTGAGAGCTTGAACAAGTTTGCTCTATATAAGAATAGGATCATTTAACTATCTTCAATCTTCTTTAATCTTCTCTAATCTTTTTTAATCTTCAACTATCTTTAAACTTCTCTAAACATTAGAACCATTCTAAATTAGATGTGACGTTTTGTCATCTTCCATTAATTAACCAATAGATTAAATTAAACGAAACAAACAAAACAAAGGAAAAAAAATGATTATAATTATTAAATGGTTGATACTTTTATCTTGTTCAATATTAGGTATGGTTATTATTGCAACAGATCCAACTGAGCAATCATTAGGATTTATATTAGCATTCGGTTGCTTTTTATTATTTGCAATAGATGTTGCAAGATCATTCATAGATTAATTAAAAAGGGGAAATAATGATATATAAAATATTATTCTTTGTATTTACTACAACCTTTTTAACTTCATTAATGCTTTATATCTTGCATTTATGGTCAATCTAATATGCGACCGAATAACGCATTTACTAACAAAGCAACAACAATTAAAACAATAAAAAACAAATAACAAAGGGAAAAAACAATGACTAAATATATATATAACAAAGATAGTTTTGATAATGCTATAGAAGTTAATAATTATCCATGGGGATTTAGATTAAAAACTAAAAGAAGAACATGGATTGAAACAGATAAAAACAAAGGTGACAGGGTTTGTTTTTGTACTCTTAACCCAAAGACTAATAAATGGTGTGCAGTTAAAAAATCAACATATAATGCAGTTGATGTTTTATTGATAGATGAAAACGATCATATAAAGTCTATTGGTCTTTGGAAATATGGAACAAATGAAAAGGATCTTGAAAGTTTTATTTCTAAGATTGATTATAATTCTTTGAGCTTATTACAAAAGAAACAGATCGAAAGAATTAGAGCAGTTAATAAAGTTATGGAGAAAGTTTCTTTTAAAGTTGAGAAAGTTTCAGAATATAACTTGTCTGATCCTCTTGATTTAATAAGAATGAAAAGAGATAATAATTCAGAAGAAACCAAAGCAAGAGAGCAAGAGCAAGACAAGGTTAAAAGTCAAATTTCAAATGCTATTAATTCGACTTATAATCAATCTTTAATTAAGAATAATTTAAAATAATATGAATTGGCAAGATAAGATCATTAAAAAAGTCAATAAACAAGCCAAAAAAGAGGGTGTGAGATGCGACTGTTCGCACCCTTTTTTTCATAGAATAATTGCAATACAAAGTAGCAAAGAAAAAACAATAACAAAACATAAACAAAAACAGAAAGCGAGGAATAAATGAAAGGTAAAATAAATAGATTAAAAAAAATAAGAATTGAACTTGATAAAATAACAGAAGATTGTTTTCAAGATCATTATCCTAGTTATATTTCAAATGGTTTAAGTACCGCTTTAAATATAGTTAATGATAATCTAAAAGAATTAAGAAAGTATGAAAGTAAAAACAAAAAAGAAAGTGAGGAATAATGGCAATAGATTTTGACGCATTAGATCTAGTTAGAACTAAGAACAAAGCAAAAAGACATGAAGCAATTAAGGTACAAAAGAGAGAGCAAAAAGAAAAAGATATTAAATACTTTATGGATCAATTAAGTTCAATCAAAAGAGACCATGACTTGTGTAATGATCCAGCAGTTAAAAAATTGTTACTAGATAAATGGTATGGAGTAGTTAAACTATGTACAAAAAAAATAGAGGAGAAATAAACATGGAAAATTTAAAACTTAAAAAAGAAACAATCGATATGCCAATAGAGGTTGAGCATTATGGTTGGTTTTGTGATGATAAAGATTTTGGAGAAAAATATAAACCTTACAAAGATTGGATTGAATTAAAGTATGGTGTTGATTGGGATAAGTATGAAAGTGGAATGCTTGACCATGATACAGAGTTAATGGAAAAGTTTTGTAAAACTTATAATTTAAATGTTGATTGTCATTATGATGAAAGTAGTGAGGGTATATATTTAATTAAAAGGGAAACTACAAATGAGTAAGCAAGAATTGGAAGCATTAAAAGAACAAATGCTTTTAAATATATTGAGTGCTAAAGGAATAATTTACACTCATTACAAAAACAAACAACTAAAAAAAGGAAAACAAAATGACAATAAACAATTACGATACAATAATAAAGTTAGCTGATAAGGGAGAAGTCTTTGAGTATCATGTGGGGTATTTAGCAAGAGATAGATTCTACAATAATGATGTTAGAGATAAAGCAAATCTACTTATGAGATTAGCAGAAAATAATATTGTGGAACTGTACCAAAAAAGATTGACACATGGGAATGTAAATCACGATCCTAAGTTTCAATACCTAGCAAGAAAGATTTAATCTTTAATATCTGGGGGTGTAATATCTGTTACATCCTCAGATACATCAATCATATTATCCTCATCACTCTCCCAACTAATAGACATCTTGGTATCTATATTCTGTTTGATAGGTTTGTTATCCGAATAAAGATCAGTTAATTTTCCTGCAACCCATTGAATAAACTTAGTTTTTTCTCTTATCCATAACACTTCATTAGGGGATTCAACTTCTTGATAGTTAAATACTTGTAGCAACTTATCAATTAAAGTTTGAATACCTAACTTTCTAGCTTCAGTAATCTTAGCTTCTAGCTCTGGATTTTTTTTTAAGTAATTGTAAAACTTTGCTAAGCTGAACTGATACTGCTTCTCCTCTAGTATCTCGGTAAGGGTTAAACCTCTTACCAATTTTTCTTGTATGGTAAATAGATCTTCCTCTGTTAATAATTCTTGGTTTGGTTTTTGTGTAATAGTATTCTTTGATTTGCTCATCTGTATAGTTCCTAAATTGTATTAGTTTTGATAGTTGTTTTATTCTAGTCTCATCTGTGTAGTTAGCTTTGTTAAACTTATTAAAGTTTTGATACCCATGGTACTTACATTTAAAAGTTTTACCATCAGATAAAGGATAACCTTTCATTTTACAAGGTATCTTTAAGCCTACTCGTAACCCAGCACGAGTATGACCTTGGCAGAATACCTTTCTCATTGGTCTACCTACCATGTTTTATTTCTCCTGTTTATTTTCCCAGGGTTTAATCCCATTACGTTTATTGTATTCAACTTTCTCTCTGTATCTTGGGTTAGCTTGTTTTTTTATCTTAGATAATGCCGATAATATCTTCTCACTATTAACATATGTTGCTTTACTTTCTCGTTCCTTATCTTCCTTTCTTTGAATGGCTTGTTTACAGAGGTAAACATTTATCTTTTCATTTTTTAATTCTTCCAGAGGTAGCTTAGATAATTCATCTAATATCTTCTCGGTATCCCCTGCAAAACTCTTAACTATTTTACCTATATTATTAATGGATAATGTTTCTTCTAATGTAGTCGTAAAACGGCTATCTTGTGTAGGTTTAACGGCTATCTGGGTTGGCTCGTAAAGTTTCTCGGCTCTCAAAAATGTTTCATTAACAAGATAAGTTTTACCAGATCTACCTCTCACAGA